TACTTGTGGGTTATCAATGATGGTTGTGCGTAAGAAATTAACATCATCACGTGGTATCACGCTATCAAAAATATAATGAACCGTTACAGATGGGTTGTAATCTACCCACCAAAATTTAGTGCAACGCATTTTTGCCTGATTAAAAACAGATTGTTTAATTGGCAATGCTTCATTCACGTAAAGGTATTCACATTGCGCACCGTGGAATTTTGATGGTTTATCGGCTCCTAAAAAGTTTATTTTATTATGTCCAATTTTGAAACCTTTTATTTCTTCGGCTTTTTCGAATGGTGATGGTAAATTGAATAATGGCAATATCTTTTTAAAATCATTGTACAACGTGGTTTTGAATTCATTGTAAGTTTCTTTCAAAATATTGATAGTACAGTTGGTTTCTTTGTACAGGCAAATCCAAATTATAATATAAATCGATGCCCATGTTTTACCGGAACGTGAGGAACCTTCTAAAACGGCTCCGCGATATCCTTTTACAAGATTTCCCAATTCATCATAACGCTGTTCATTGATTGCTTCATGAAGCATCGAATAGTTTTTATTTCGCTGGTCATTTATTTCATTAAGCGACTTCCTGAGATCAAAACACTTTTTGTCAGCTAATAATTGTTTCAGAAGTAAAAGTTTTTCGTATTCTGTCATGAAATGTTTTTAATGCAAAAAACGTGATGGTTAATTATCACGTTTTGTTTTATATTTTATGTGCCATACTCCGATTGAATCTTTGTCAAAATGAAACAGTCCACAATGAAATGCATGTCTGAGTTTCTAAATCCTGAAAAATATGCAATGAACCACATTCTTCATCGGTCATTGATTCCGGTTTTCTTAATTCTACTGTTGATTCTTTGAAAGGTTTTGGTGTCATACTTAATTTTTATAAGAGGTTGTAATTCCGTTAAATTCTATTTTATTGTTGTCTTCTGTTAAATCAAAACAACAGTCAAGATTTCTTTTATTGAACAAATCTTCTGCAAAGTCCAAAAAAGCCATTCCGATTAATTCCGGATCAATTGTTTCAACTCCTTCAACATATATTTTACCGTCTTTTACTTCTAACATGGCTATATTTTTTTGTAGTTATTTTGTCGCAAAAGTTGACAATATTTACGACATTTTATTGTTTATCCACTCGGTGTAGCTTCCTGCTTAAACCCTTGCTATCATTGACTTTGTTGAAATGTTACTTTTTATCAAAATAACCAGGCTTCCCCATGGCTTTTTGCCAAGTTTCAAGAATTTTATCATATTGAAATAATAAACGATCTTCCATAAGTCCAAAAGTGATTTTATTTATGAATTCCAAAAACTTTGCTGCCTGTTTAAGCATTGCAACATCACGATTGTAATTATCCATGCAAATAATATCTTCTGTTTTGATAACGCCTTTTTTCATAATAATATTTTTTAAAAAATATACACTTAATTTCAATCAACTTCCCATGTGTTTTTTATAATGATAATTTTTAAATACGCTCAAAATTTAATTATCATAACCTGAACGGATCACATTTTATACTAGCCTACTATTTATCTGGCTACAAATAAATGATCTCACAATCCTAGTATCGAGTAATGATTTAAAGACTATTAACAGCCTGAGAGTTACTCATTGCGGTTGCGGTCCGCGTGTCCATTGATTAAAATTAGTATGTATATTTATTGTTTTGTCAATCCAAGTTCTGCAGACAGTTCTGCAATAAGCTTATTTCTTCCAACTTCATCATCGAATTGAATCGGGTGATCTTTATCGCCTTTAAGGGTGGTTTCTTGTTTCGAACCATTAAGACGGTGTACTTCTTCATCTTCACCCATAAGTTTATAAGCAGCGATTTGAAGCGTTGAATTTTCCGAAGCAATCCATTTTCTTTTAAGGCTTCCGCAAACAATTCGCTTGTTTGTGTTGATTAAATCTTTTATATTGTCTAATTCGTCGGAATCAGCAGGAAAAAATGAATAAAACGTAGCTCTATGACAAGGCAACAACGCTGTTAATTCAGTTATATCGAGTATTTGCTTTTCCTTGATTAATTCTAAAGCTTGTTTCAGAATCTTTTTTTTATTAAAAGCCATTTTAGCTAATTTAAAGGGTTTCTTTTTCTTTTTTAAGCAGTTCTACCAATGAACCGCCAATATTATAACCACGATCTTTGAAGAACTTGATTAATGCGAATGCTTCATCGTATTCGTTTAACTCAAAAGCAATCATAATAGATTTAGTTTTTTTAGATTCATTCTTTTGAATTGAGGTTCCGCCAATCGGGTCAATTTTCTTTTCTATGTCCAATCCCCAATTTGATAACTGCAAATCATTCCAATCTAAATTAAGAGATTCCCAATCGTGCTGACCGAAACTGATATTATCTTTGATGGTTATTGCTTTAAGTTTATCAATTGAAGTATTCGCTGGCAGTACTTTGCAAATCATTTCTTTGTAACCTAATTCGGTGCATGCTTTTAAACGTTGGTTTCCGGCAATTACGACAAAGTTTCTTTGATATGGAATTACAATCAATTCGCGTAATTCAAGCATTTCGGGATCATCTTTGATGCTTTGAAGTAATTTTTTATATCGGCTGTCTTTTATAACACGTGGGTTTTTTGGCAATCCTTCGATTTGTCCTGTGTTATGATTTAAAGCTGATATGATTATTTTTTTAGTTTCCATTAGAATAATTTTTCTTGTGTTGCCGACTTCGTATTTTCAAAAATATCCAGACAATAATTTAACGCTTCTTCTTCTGAATCAAAGTATTTTAGAATATAGCTTTCGGTGTTTATAACTTGGCAATAATCTTTCCAATTGAAAACTACTAACTTGTTTACCTCATGAACAATGTATTTTCTGCAATTGCTTAATAAATGTTCGATATGACGTTTCTGTTGTGGTTTCGTATAGTAACACCAAATGTCATTTAATTCTTTTGCGACTATCTGACTGTAATTATTCGTTTCCATGTCGTAAATGTACTAAAATTTAATGTAAACTTGCAAAAAAGGTTTAAAAACGATCTATTTTGAATCGTTTTAGATAATTTGTGGGTGTTTTTGTGTAAAAATTGATATAAAAGATAAAAACCTTGTAATGCCAAAAATCATTACAAGGTTTTTCATTTGACGTCGATTCATGTTACTATTGTTCGCATGAAGTTTTTGTAACTAACACTTTCCCGTATATTTAGACTAGAATTTCTAAAGACATGATTTTTTAAACTTTTCTGTTCATGTTATGTTACAGGTTTTGGATTGACTATTTCATGATTTATCTTTTAAGTTCGAACTCGCTTTCATTTAAAAGCCTTTTTATAACTTCTGATTTTTTAGCTGGAATACATTTTGATTGCTGTATGTATAATTCCATGTCTTTATAATCACTATTATCTTTAATATAGTTGCCACTAACATTAAATCCATAAAACGACTTCTTTTTAAAGTCAATAAATATTAGCCATTTTGGAAATTCATTTCTTGAATGTTTATACCATCCTGTTTTGTAAACAATTTTAGTGCCAGCCACATCCCAATTGAAGTCTTTTAATTTATTTACATGCCAACATGTACTTCCTAAAATAGCCTTATTCTCGGCTTCCAATTCTTCAATGCGAAGTTTTAGTTTTGTGTTTTCTTGTTTAAGGATACCAAACATTCCATATTGAAAAGCATCTAAAAGATGATTACTTTTTGGAGTATTTATAATATCAAAAGTTTCTCCGTATTTTGGAATAACTATTCTAGGTGCGGAACGTAGCATAATAGTATCTTCCAAAACTTCAACACGTTTTTCAAGTTCAGTTAATTTGTTGGTGCGTGGTTTTGCTTCAATTCCGCAAGCTTCTAAGAAAACTTTTTCGTTCCAAGTTTCGTGAATTTCCGTGCCTATTCTTACCATTAATTTGTCATGACTTCCTACAGCTTCTGAATTCGGATTACCATAATTATTAGTTAAATATGGGTACATTTTTAAGTCAAACAAACAATCTTCAAATTTCCAACCTTTTAACTTTGGCTTAATATCTTCAAATTGCTTTTTTGTACAACGCATTGCGATTGCTTTTTTCATAATTTCTAAAATAAAGTTAATTGTTCGTTTTCAGGTTCCTGATTTATTTCTTCAACTCGCTCAGGAAATTTTTTTATGTAATTATTGAGGTTTACAACTAAATCACCCGAAATATTTTCTCTGTCAGCCGTATCGGTTAAAAACTTCAAAATTTTAACCCCTTTTGAATCGTAAAGA